GTCTTATATAGATATTATAGGAGAATCTAATCTTTCTTATAAAGAAGAGGCTAATGCTAAAGCTTTTTTACAAGAACTTATGACAGCACAAACTGCACAAGAAAGAAGAAAAGTTTTAGGGTGGAAAAATAAACCATTAAATAAAGCAAATATTATTCAACTTCCAGATGGCTCTCTTACTTCTCCAGCTGATATGAGAAATGACATATTTAAGATAATTACTACATTAGATTTTAAAAGTATGTCTGAACAAGAAAGAACAGATGCTATTAAAAAATACCGAAATAATTTAATAACGTTAACCGATAATAATACAAAATTTAGTGGTCAACCTTCTGTTGATGCACTTGGTTATAGCCCTACAGGTATTAAGTCTATAGATATCACTTCTGAAGAATATAATGGTAGTGTTTTAACTTATGCTCAAGAAGAGGCATTTGTAAAACAATATAAAGACTTAAAAAAATCTAATCCTAAAGTGCATAAAGCAATAAAAGAATTTACAACTGTTCAATCTGTTGTACAAAAACAAACAATGAAACTAAATGTAATGGGTAACTTTACACCTGCAGGAGCTTTAAATATTATAGACCTGTATGATTGGAATTTTTATATACCTTTAAAAGGAGCTAAACAAGCTTCAGAAATAGATATAGACCCTTCAACAACTTTGCTTTCAAAAGAACTACAAAAATTAGAGGCTTCATTTACGGGTAGTAGCACTCAAGCAGAAAATCCTTTTCACCAAACTATTATAGATGCTACAGTAGCTTCAAACAGAGCTGGTCGAGTTAACTTTACTCAAGCAGTATATAATGCTATTTCTACAGAAGTAGAGTATGACAAGCGAGATACAATAGATACTCCTAAAAAACCTAGACTTTTAGATGGAGAAATAGTAGAAAGATTTTCTTACAATGAAAGATACAACCCTAACACCCAAGCAGAAATTAAAAAATTAGTAGGTAGAAAAGATACTATTCTTCATTTAGCTGATAATGGTGATGTAATTGTAATGAGAATAAATGATGAAAATATGATTAGAGCTATTAGGGGAGAATTTAAAGCTCGTAGTTGGATTGTAGATGCATCTAATACTTTTACAGGATTTATGGGACAGATGCATACTCGTTTTAATCCTCCGTTTGCTCCTCTTAATGTTATAAGAGATGCAGTTACTGATTTTATTTATCTTAGTACAGATTTAGGTATCTCAGATGGAGTTGGATTTGCTAATAATATAGCTCAACAACTTACAAAAGGTGGCTTTCAAGACACTTGGAAAATAGCTTTTATGTATACTAAAGGAAACATACAAGGAATAAGAGACCTTGTAAAAGATGAAGAGAAAAAAGGTAATATGTACCCAAGAGAAATGATGGAATACTTAACTAACGGGGGTATTATTTCTTTCTCACAAGCTTTATCTAATGAAGGAGCTCAAAGAAAATTAGATAAACTATTAAATCAAGGGACTATTTTTAAAGGTAGAAAAGCCGCGGTAGAATTTTTTGATGGGTATATGGGAGCCTTTGAGTTAGCTACTAGAGTAGCAGCGTATACTACATTTAAATCAAATTATTTAGCTAAAAATAATGCGGGACCTAACCCTTCACCAGAACTGTTAAAAGCAGCACAGAGTGAAGCTACTGTATATGCAAAGAGATTATCTAATTTTGAAGAAGTAGGAATATCAGGTACCACATTAGGTGGATACTTTATGTTTTTCAGACCAAGTGCAGTAGGTGCTGCTAGAGCATTTGAAACCTTTGGAGTAATGTTTCAAGACATAAATACTGCTGCTCAAACTTTACCTGATTACATAAAAAAAGATGCTACAAGATATAAAACTTGGGCAGATGACTTTAATAAACGCAAAAGTGCAGCACAGACAGCGACAGGTTCTTTATTAGGTTTTGGGGCAACAATGTTTGCCTTATCAGTATTACTATCGGGTGATGATGAAGATAGAAGAAATAAAACTCTTAATGATGATTTGCAAAGATGGTCAAGATTTATGAGGTTTGATATTAGTGGTATCACAGGTAACCCAGATGATGTGTTTCAATTTCCTTGGGGCTTTGGACCAGGAGGCATTGCCGCTATAGGAGCACAAATGGCGGGACTCTTTACAGCTAGAGAAAATACTCCAGGAAGTGTTTTAGGTAATATTATAGCTATTGGAATGGATTCATTTTTACCTCTTCCCCTTTCTAGAATGAACCCTCTTGATGAACCTCTTCCATTTGCTTTAGATACTATATCCCCTTCAGCAATTAGACCTCTTATTGAATTTACATGGAACAAAAATGCTTTTGGTCAACAAATTTATAGAGCTAGAAGTAGGGGCTTTGGTAGTGCATATGTAAGTGGAGATAATATAGCTGAAAGTTATAAAGATTCTAGTGCTTGGCTATTAGAAAATACAGGTATAAATTGGTCTCCTAATTCAGTTCATTTCTTTTTAAATAATTATGTAGATGGGCTTTCAAAAATATCATCTAACCTATACTCAATGGGGTTATTAGCTGTAGGAGAAAAAAACTTTAATCCTAAAACAGATGTTCCAGGAGCTTTTTTAAATAGTTTTATATCACGATATTCTAAGGTTGACCAACGAGCTTACGGAAGAATAACAGAAGAATTAAGTGAACTAGAAAATGACCTTAAAATATTTCAAATAGCTAATCCTGAGTTATATAATAATTATATAATGAAAAATCCTAATGTTCCGTACATAATAACAAGGTATAATACACTTAAAGCGTCTCTTAATAAGTTAAATAAGTTAGCTAATGATACGAGACAAACTAGAAGATTAACTGCTAAACAAAGAGAAAATAATCTTAAACCAATAAAAGATATGCAAATTATAGTTAAGAAAAATATTGTAAAAGAAATGGAGTCTTTATTAGAACTCCGTAAATAGGAGAGTATTATGCTACACGATTTAACTAAGGAACAATTAGAAGTGGCTCTTCATTATATATTTTCTGTTATTCCAGGAAAGATACCCAAAATTTTAGAATCTTTAACAGAAGAACAATGGATAGCGGTAGAAATGTTAGCTACTCAGCTTGAGGAAGAGCGCGCGACAGTAACTCTTCATTAGATTATTTAATTCTCCACACTCTTACACCTATACAACTATCTTTCTTAGTTATAAAAGCTTTAACTTTAACCTTTACTCTTTTAGCACCTGAGTCAATAGCATAGATTAAAGGAGAAGGTTTAAGGGTGGGTATAAAAAAACTTTCTCCAATTTCCATACGCTCAAATGGCAGTATCCATTCAGGCTCATTATGCAACCTCATTATGTTCCTTTGCTTCTCTTAAAATATCTTGTAAAAACTTAGTAGTATCTATCTCAATAGTAGTAACAGAACTAAGACCCGTGGTAGGTTTCCATCCTACTCCCATACGTTTTTTACGGTCTTGAATTTTATATCCTTTCTGTTTCATTTGAAATACAAACTCTCCTACACTAACCCCATTCTTCGTTAGATAATCTCTTAGATGACGCTTTTCTATATACATTTTTGCTGTATCTATCTCAGCTCTAATAATTAATTCGTTACGAGGTTCCATAGCACATTTATGTCCATCTATAGCTAATACCCCTGTTTGATGAGTATTAATATATTCTCCTAAAATACTCTCATAATCAATATCATTTAATCTTATAATGTTATCTCTTACATTAATTATTTCCCCTACTACTTTTTTATATATTCTTTCTAAATCTAAGTCTACTATCCCTGCTTCTATAGCAATTTCACCTCCTGTAAAAGTTGAGGCTACTAAATTCTCATAAAATCTATAGGTAGTATCATTACCGAAGTCCGCTTTAAATCTTTGAGCCCATTTGTCAAGACCTGATTTAATAGTTTCTTTAGAAGTTTTATATAACTTTTGAATGTATTCTGGTCCTGCCCACCCATAGTTTTTTCGAAGTGGGTCAAATATATCTCCACCTGCAGTAGGGTCATCTACAAGCACTCTAGGTTTTCTTACTGTAAATTCAAGAAGTCTAGCTACTTCACCATTTGCATTTTTTTTGTAGTTTTGTATTTTGTCATACATAGGATGATTAGAAGTAAATATAGCAACAAGAGAGGCAGACTGCTCCTGTTCTCTTTCTGCATTAATAGATGCTTGCATCCTTATCTTAGCCTTACCACTTGATATTTTATGTACTAAATTAGATAGCACTTTTGCTTCTAGATTACCTACTTCATCTAAACCAAATGGTAAATTATGTAAAGATAAATATCTTCCTACCAGTCCATTTCCAGTAGACCCTTCTGTGCCTATCACACTTAAATTCTTAGGGTCACCCCATATGCTTAAAGCCGCATATAAAGCTCCAGTTTTTCCTGAGCCTGAATCAGAACTTGTAAGTGATACAGTTACTCCGCTGGTAGATGTATTATGCATTAATATAGAACCAAACCCTGTAAGCATAGTAAAGGCATGTAGCTCTAGGCTGGGTGTGTTAAGTTTATTAGCACATATCTTCCATGTATCATAGTCTCCTTCTGTTGTGACTAATTTAGCAATACCTTTTATAGAATCTGAAGTAGGACTATTAGTTATTAATCCTGTGTCACTAATTTCTTTATTTCCTATAACAAAAGCTTTATAATCTGGAGTCCAACCTAATTGATTTCTCATTATTTCAGCTTTATTTTTAGCTATTAAATATTCCCCCCATGCATAAATATAAGTCATTAAATATTTTCCTTGTTGGTTATTTGGGTTATACAATATACCTTGGCTAGTTATGATGTCTCTAAATTTATCTAATGCATATAAACTTCTCAAAGGTAACATAAAGTCTCGAACTGGGTCATGAGGTAGATGCACTCGCATCTCTAAACACTCGCCCTCAGTTGTACTATTTATTCTTCTAATAGGGTAAAGGTCATACTGACATACCATAATAGCTTTTTTACGAGGTAAAGCTTGACCATCATCATCAAATTCTTGGGGTGGCTCATAATAAATACCCCCCTCTTTACCCCCATAAACAAAAGGAGAAAGGTCTTTAGGTAGTCCTATTAATTTGTTGTTGCCTACCAATGGAGTATCCGTAGTTATGGCTGGGATAAACTCTTTCCCTATTGCTAAAGGATTAGTTATTTTACCTTTATGCTGACACCCATCACATAATCCAGGATTAACTGTATTGAATGTGACACATGAGTAAGGTTTGTCTTGTGTTTGGTTAGCTTTACGTTCAGTATCTTGCTTACTATATTTAGGGTGGTCTTCTGACATCATATGAATAGCTTCATCTCTGTCTTTGCAGTGTTGAGCTATAGAGAGACCAGCGTACCACATAGGTTCTTCTAAAGTCTTAGCATTTATAATGATGTGTTTTATTTGAGCACATCCTGTTCCTTTTAAACTGTGAACAACAATAGTTTTAAATACAGATTGAAAGTTGTCTAGCTTTAAAGCTTTTCTTTGGTCCTCGGTTAAAGGAGTTTTAGTATCCATCAAAGATTCTAAACTAACTTCAGTCTCACCTAATAAATCTATCCACCCTTGAAAACTACATACTGAGTCGTCCCAAGTTATAACCTTAGTCGAAGTAGGGGGATTAGTTTTATGATTAAGAGTATCAGGGCTACGTAGTATACGAGCTAAATCTGCACTCACAACAGGGTCAATGAATAACCCATTAGCCAAACAAAAATCTTTAAACTTTTCAGCATAAACTTTCCATTCATCTGCTGGTACATCTCTATCAAGAAACCAGTAAGCATGCACCCCTGTACCTGAATCCACTGTAACTGGGATGGGTAGACTATGGGCTACTACAAATTTATCCAAAGACTCTAATGCATCTTGCTTACTGTCGTACCCCTTACCTTCACCTACATCAAGGTCTACAAATAATGAGCGTACATATAAAGCCTTATCTGCCTTCCTACTATATCCACTGAAACTACTCATTGCTACAAACACATTAGTCTTTTGTTTACTCTTATCTTCAATTACTGTGACTAAATCTTCTATACTTTCAACAAATTTATGTTGTGTTTTTTTAGTATCAGGGTCTATATCAGCAACACAATAAACTCCTTGGCTAGGTAATGCCCTTTTATAAAAGTCTCTGTTCATATCAAACTTCTTTACTTAGATAAGCCTTAGCTTTTTTCGCTGAAGGGGCTGGTAGAATACCTTTGTCTAGGTCTATATTTATTTCCTCTATTAAATTTAAAACCCTCATGAGATTCCTCTCTTGAATATAGGTTCCCCTAAACCAGCCGTGAACAGCCATCCTTGTAACATTAAAGTAGCTAGCTATGTACAGTAATGGTATATTAGCTTTCACACAAACCTTGGCTAATTGAATTCCTACCCGTGTATCATCTGCTACTTGTAGCCCTATTAAAAATTTATCACTATATGGTCTTGCCATTTCTCTCTCCTATTTTTTATTTGTCCATCTATTTATAATGTTAGATACATCTTCATCTCTATTTTTGTCTGCCTCACTAGGTTGATGAGGGGTTTCTAAAAATACATCAAACTGAACTGTAGGTCTATCTTCATTATAATTATTTTGATTAACTGTTAGTGTAATCGCATTCTCTGCATCTTGACTTGTAGCTTTTATTTTTAATCCATCTAAATTTTTTTCCTCAATAGCCGCTACGGGTGAAAATAATATTTTAGGTATATCAGTGCTTTCATCAAATTGTAGTCTAGTTACTACTCTGCCTGCACTTATATTATTATTTGCAAGCATTTGAATATAGGGTCTAAAAGGATATCTCCCATTACTTTCTTTTCCAAAGCAAGACATTGCAGGTAGAACTAACTGTAGTATTTCACCAGATATATCATTAGCTAACACTACAGCAATCCTCCAAGATAATTTACATGCTGTTCCTACACCGTTGTTCCCTGAACCTCGTACACTATGTGTACATTGATAACAAGATTTAGCTTGAGCAATAGATATTTCTTTAGCAGGAGATTTCCCATCATGAGACCAACAAACGGGGCTTGTAATTTTCCCCGCTTGATAAGAACCCTTATAATAAGTACGAGTTACAGTATGTGCCATCTTTACTATAACTACATCAAGATGAGAGTCAGGGGCTTGTGCTACTTCCTCTCCCCCCATTAACATCCTAAACTTTTTATCTTGTAAAGAAATTCTACCAAGAGGCTTAGTTAAAATTCCTGATACTGCTAAAGTATCTGCATCTAGGGTACTAATCTTTTGTACCCCATTTATCTATAATGCCTGATATATCGCCTGAGTTATCTAAAGATTCAGAAGACTTACGTACTATTGGCTCTTCAATTTTATCTACAGGTGTAACCTGTACTTCAGGTTCTTCAAAAGTAGGCTCTACTTTAGGTGCCTCTTGTACAAAACCTTCTTCCTCACCAAAGCCAAAGCGGTCAGCACTACCTGTACCACCCTCTACATATTGAATAACTTGAACAGCTCTAAGTCTTAAAGCTATTCCAGCTCCTATTAACTTCACATAGTAAGGAGCTATTGAACCATTAACCCTAATTTCTGAACCACCCCAGATGTTACTATCTTTCATAACATTACCTTTAGCGTCAAAGATTGTAGGTGGATAAAGAGCCTTAGATTTAAACTTAATAATAACATTACCTGTTGGTTTGTTATCATCATCTAATTCATCCGTGTAAGGAGGGTTAGCTGTTTTAATATCTTTGCCGTGCTCTTTTTCTTGTATCTTAAAATTTTCTGCAAAAGCCGCATTTATCTGCTCAATAACTGGAGCCGCTTCTTTTTTAGATAAGATAAGATTAACTTTATATTCACCTTCTTCGTTAAACTTAGTATCAGGTTTTGATAGCCATGGGTATTGTGCTATCCCTTTTGGTGTTGTAAAAACATTTGGTGCTTGTGCCATTTTAATTCTCCTAATTATTTAGAACTTGGTTTACGTACAGTTATTTTAAATTCTCGCATACTACTAATTCCAGGGGGTAACCCTTCATCTTCACGACCACTTAAAAACTCCTTAAAGTTTGTTTGATGTATACGTTGTTGTAATAACTCAATAGCATCATGTTGCATTACATACTGTTTAAAGTTATCCCAATCGCCACACACAAAATTCTCTTTAGTAGATTTAATAATAGTCCCACCTACAGTACGAATACTGTCAGCTCCCACTTCATTACAAGAATTCAACAACACTTGCTCAATTTGGGCAAGGTCATTACTCAACTCCTTATCTTTTGAATCGTGCTCTCTAGATAATTTGTCTCGTTCGTTACGAATAGCTAAGTATGTCTCTACTAAACTATCCAGTTTTATTTCACTCATATTCCTATCTCCTCTCTATATAAATCAACTAATGCAGTATGCTGGTCTACTTTACCTCGTAGCATTGCATACATCCTTTTTTCAACATCAGACCCTTGTAAATGAACAACAGTCATTTTGTTTTCTTGTCCTACTCTATCCATCCTAGCAATACACTGCAGATAAACTTCCACAGACATAACAGGAGACCAAAATAATACTACATTTGCTCTAGTTAAAGTCACTCCGTGTGATGCTGACTGAGGTTGTACTACTAAAACTCTAGGCTCATCTGATATCTGAAACCTACTTATAATGTCTGCTCTTTTAGTTGCTGATACTGAACCATTAATTACTTCATTAGAGATATTATTTTTTGATAGATATTCAGAAACTATTTCTATCGTATGACGATAGGGAACAAATACTATTACTTTATGTTCTGTCTCTTCCATTACTTCCATAAGAGCATTTAGTCTAGGTTTAATATCAAATTCTACTACCTCTTTAGTGTCCGTATAAACTGCTCCCCCTGATATCTGTAATAATTTATTAAGCCCAGCCGCCGCATTGACAGCGGTAATAGATTCTCCTGACATCTCAATAAGCATCTGATTCTTTAGTGCTTGATAATATTTTCTAGCTTGAGCAGTCAAAGGTATATCTCTAGTCTGATACATCACTGAGGGTAAGTCTAAACATTCATCTTTAAAAAAACGAATAGCGGGCTGAAGTGCTTTAAATACAGCATCTTTAGAAGTAGGTCTAGGAAGCCATCTAAATCTAGAAACCTGATACATTACTTTATCTCGCCATGCATTTTTAAATTTAGGTACTCTCTCAGGGCATATTAATTTAGATAACCCATAGGCATCCTCAGGGGATTGTGAAGCAGGAGTTCCTGTCATCATCCATACCCTACAACTAGGGTGAATTATTTTATTTAAAGTTTTCCATCTTGAAGTAGATGTAGACTTATAAGCGTTACATTCATCTATTATAATTAAATCAAATTTGGCTCGTATAATATCTTCTTTGATGACACCTACACCATCGTAATTTATAATGGTAAAGTCATAGTTACTGTCAATAATTTTTTTCCTACTTACTGCACTACCGTGACACACTGCAGAAGTTCTATGCATACAAGTTTTAAATATATCTCCTTGCCACGCAGAGTACATAATTGATAGCGGGCAAATAACTAATACCTTTTTTATTTTATTAAGGTTCATTAAATAATCAGCCGCCCATAAAGCTGAAGAAGTTTTACCTGTACCTGCTTCATTAAAACAAAAAGCTTTATCGTTTAGTGTTAAAAATTCTGAAGTAATTCTTTGGTGGTCAAAGGGCTTGTATAGTCCTGACCATGAGTAGTCTCTTACTATCGGAGATGGAAGGTTCTTAGTAAACTTAATTATAGAATTTAATCTAGTCATTTCATCTAAGCCCCAGTGTATAAGAACATTAGATATATTTTTATCTTTAGAAATTAATTTACTTTTCTTTATATTCTGTAAAACTATGTCCGCTGATTCATTTCGTAGCGTCAATTTCAAAGCTTTGTTATCAATTAATTCCAATTTACACATCTCTCATTACGTTCGTTGGATGTTTATTATATCTAAAGGAATTTAAAAAGGCAACTACTATTTACTATTTCTTTTTACTTTCTCTTTTGCTTTTTTCGGAAATTAATTTTTTCTTAGAGTTACGGCGGAATGACCGATTTTTAGAAGGTGATTGAAGTTTCACACCTTTTTTGTTTGACCCACCTTTTGATAAAGCTACTCGGTGAGATACATCTTTACCCTCTCTTCTATCTGCTCTACCATTTTTATTAGCATCTGTTCCTGTCTTATCTATTTTACGGCGAGCACGTTGCCTTTCCATACGGCGAGGGTGTTCTACATTTCTAGCTTTTTGTTGAGCATATTCTTTTTTATAATCTCTTGCTTTTATTGCCATTTTTAGCTACCTTCTTACACCAATTAATAAAATCTTTTATAGTTAAGTTGTTTCTAAATGAGTTTACAGCACGACAAACAAGCTGTACATTATCCACATTATACTCTTCTCCAGCATTAATTCTATCAATACTTGCGTTGGTTTTTGAAACCTCTCCCCTTACTCTTACACATGTAAGCTTTGTTCCTGATAGTGCACACTTACCATCTTGGCTATCTAATATTTTAATTAAATCTAAAGAGGTAAGGTCTCCCTCTTTTTTAGATAACAAGTGTTTAAAATATAAATTCCAATTACCATTTTCTTTTTGGTATCTAGTCAGCACTTTATTAATCTTGCCACACTGTGCTGAACAACACATATATTTAGGGTGTAGTGTTTCAAATTCTTTATTACATGTTTTACAATTAACTGTATACATAATAATCTCCTATTTAAAATCTTCTTCTTGGTTTCCAATGGTCACAACTATCAACTGAACACCACCCACATAAAGGAGTAGGGTTAGCCTCCCATACATCTGTATCATAAGAATTTTCTAATCTTTTTAAGGGAGTCTCAAACATTGTCCATGACTTATCAATATCTTTTCTAAGATACTCTTCACTTACAAAGCTATTCTTCATAACAAATAGAAGCCCTGCTTTAATTTTAAGTACATCAGGAAAGTAAGTAAATACCATTAAAGACATCAACCTTAATTGTTTAGGGTCAGGATACTTGTTGCTTCCTGTCTTGTAATCTATAATAAAAGCGTGCGTGCCATCAACAATAACTAAATCTGCTATCCCCCTTACCCATCTGTCGTCACTTTTAAAATCGCACGGAGATTTATTATAGGTAAGTGCCATCTCATATTCAGGGTACTTATCTCCTGGTATATTAATTAATGTATCTACCATAGGTTTAAAGCGTTGATAGTTCTTAGCAAGCTCTTTTCCATCTTTTACATAGTCTTCTAATGCAGAGTGTACTTCTTTACCATACATCATGGCTTCATTCTCTTTAACAATATAATTCTTTAATACCCTTATCTCTTGGTATTGTTTGGGGCAGTTTTGATATTGCTTTAGTGATGAGTAACTCCATGTAAAATCAGCCATTATTAATCCTTTAAAAATTTTTCTCTCGTCTCGACACCTACGAATCCACAACTCTGAACTTCTTTAATACTAAAAGAAAATGCATTGCGTGATACGTGGTCATCAGGTAGGTTAGCATACTTTTCTAAAATACAACTCGCCGCTTTGTGTTGTGAACAATGTTCTTCAAAGTATTGCATCGCCGAAATGCAATTAGGAAAGTTGCCCACGTACTTATTATCTGTATAGCTTCCTGATAAACTGACTACGAGAATAAAGATTCCCTCGCCAAGCATATCAGTACCCCCAATAAGTTTGAGTGTCTTTGCACCCACAATTAGATTTATGACAGCTCATACATTTTCTAGTTAAACCCATCTTAATATTTTTATCATCTTCTGCTACGATTTCATCTTCCCATTGTTGTTTTAGTTCATGTACCGATACAAACTTACTATGCTCTATCATGCTAGCCATATTAACAATCTCCATAGTTATCCCCATATCCGCCCTCGCAAGTAATAGGTAAATCTTTTCCCCACTCAGGTGGTATAGACATTTGTTTCATAATAAAATCTAAAGCCTCTTGACTTTCTCCTTTAGGTGCTATACATACTATAGCATCATGTACTGTAAGAACAGGTCTATACTTTTTATTAATCTCAATCATCTGTTCTCCTATCACAATCCTAGCTAATGCTTGTACTACATTCTCAACTACCGAACCGCCCCATATCCCAATTTTTCCACGTCTTGACTTATAAACGAACTCACTGCGAGCCCCTGACACATCTTTCTCTAACTCAGGGTACCTCAGGTATAGGCTATTTGGTAGCTGAATTCCCTCTTTTGTAACCTTAAGAACATTATGGTTACCTAAATAATAAGGTGCTTTACCCTCTCCCCATATTGCTATATCTTCTAGTGCTCGGTCCGCTGCCGCCCATAAATCTATCACCTGATGATTTAATTGACGATACACCTTCACTAGATTCTGGCAATCAAAGTCCGATATCTTGGCACTGGGTGGTTGTGTCTCTAATGTGTGTTGTAGTTTCTTCCATCCTGTACCATATCCTAATCCTAATATACAAGTCTTACCAACAAATCGTTCGACCTTATTTCTTTTGTCTATCTTCTTGTTATATACCTTTGATGCAAAGTTAGAATATACATCTTCTCCTTTTCTAAATTGTTCTACCACATCTTCTTGACCTGCAAGCCATACTAATATACGAGCCTCAATTTGTGATGAGTCAACATTAAGTATCACATGGTTATCAGGGGGGAGGATAGCGTTCTTTAATGCTTTCTTTTTTACGTCACGACTTGGTAAGTTTTGAAAGTTTACTTTATCTGAGCCTGCCCATCGTCCAGTGTGAGCACCATAATACTTTAAAGGTATAGGTAACATACCCTTATTACGAGAGCCAATATCTATAAATCTTTCAATCCGAGATTCTTCCATAGTTGATTTTGTACCTAACCTTACAGCACATAGTTCTTGAATAAAACTATCTTCATGCTCACATAAATCTATAAAACCTAAATCATTTTTAGCTAGGGCATATGTTTCTTTATCAGTTGTAGGAGATATTTTTAAGGGTACTTCAATACCATGTTCTTCCAATAGTTCAGCAAACTGTTTGTTACTCGCTAACTTCTTTCTAACATCTTCCTCAGTTTCACACTTTAGTTTACTCATCAACGAACCAAGTAATGCTTTCTTTTCAGTCTTAACCTCATCTAATCTTGTAATAAGAAGTCCATCATCAACGCTTAACAAAGGTTGAATAAACATTCTTAGGGTTAAGTCTATGAGTTTAAGTTCTTCTAAAGGAAAAGAATGATAAAGAATAGCAAATAGTTTAGCAGTAAGCTCAACATCATTTTTACAGTAGCCCCCATAGCTGTGCAATTGATGAGGTAAGAAATCTTCTAGGCGTTTGCCTTTAGCATCCAGGACCTCTGTTCCTTTCTTCCCTAAATTATATCTCTCAGCAAGATATGCTAACGACCCGCCAGCATTAGTTCCATGTATCGCTCGTGCCATACATAAAGTATCTATATATACTTCAGGTATTATGTTGAATATCCATGCGAGTATGGTTCCATCAAACTGCATATTGTGAGCCACAAGTCCACACTCATGAATGTTATAGGTGTTTAAAACTTCTTGGAGTTCTTCGTGAGTACCTGAGTACCATTTAGTAGAGCTATCATCTACCTTGATAGCAAAGCCGATGACTTGAAATTGAGGGTCTCTTATGTAGTGTTCAGTTGTATACTTTCTTAATCCATAGCCTGTATCATAAAATGTTTCAAAGTCTATAGTAACAATGTGTTTCATTTTTTTCCTTTCTTAGGTTTAATACACACACCCTTTAAATCTTTTGTGTGCCCACACCACCACTGTTTATAGAAGTAGGTCGCAGGCTCTCCGCATTCTGCACATATTCTTTTTTTATTAAAGCCTACCATTTGTTAGCATATAAAGTATGTTCGTCTCTACAATTCACCGAGCACCATCGTCTTTTGTCTTTTATTTTCTTTTCACACCAAATACATTTACCTGAGTTATTATTTTCTACTGAAGTATCTACTGTTTTAAGAGTAAACTTAAGGCGAGCCTCTATCTCGTCATTAGCCTTATCTATTTCGTCAGCCAATCTTTCATACCCCTAGCATTATTAAAGGCGGTTGCTCTTGCAGATGAGGTTCTCTTTTCAGGAAGTTCTATAAGTCCTTGTTTGCCAAATTCTACCAAAGTAGAGTAGCCTATACCTGTCGCTTGAGATAGTTTGTTACGACTAAAGTTTGGTCGTTTCTTTTGCCACTCTTTAATTAGTTTAACCGCTTTGTCTTTATTTTCAGGAGTCATTAGACGCTATCGCTTTGATGCCAGTAACTATTCTTTTCTGTCATTAGATTAATCCTCACATGTACCTCCAACGCAGAATTTACCATTTAGTATTTCATCGGCTACATCATCTAAAGCTTGATGCTCTGCGTCAGAAACTTTGTTTTCTATTTTAGGTTGAGTGTCTTCATAAAATTCTTTGAGTTTGGTTGCGAACCAAGATAGTTTACCTGCATCATTTATTGCATCTTGTTCTGAGCCTTTTAATCCTATACGTGTATCATATTTCATAATTGTACCTTTAAGGTATCCTCTGTACTCTTCGTCTGTTAGTTTAGCACGAATAATATCTATTGTCTCTATACCTTGTGTGTAGTGGGGGGGACTATTTATTAAATCAAGAGACTCTTGATGTTGGAATGTACAATTTTGTACATTCGGGTTTCCTTCACTCATAATTAATTCCCTATTTCAATTGGTTTAATAACGACTCTAACATATCTATATTATGTTCGTCAATTATTATAGAGAATCCTTTAGCAGTCTTAATGTCTTTGAGATGTTTTCTTTGAAGTGCAGTAGGTCTACCTCCATTGGCTTTGCACTCTATACCAACGAATAATCCTTTGTAACAAGCAATGATATCAGGTACTCCATTAGCACCATAGCCACCTGTTGCAGGCATGCAATGATA